CCCATTACTGGAGAATTGTTCCAATGAGCGATGATTTTAATCTGGCAAATGACAATATCAGCGTAGATATGGAAGCAGCAAAATCGGCTATTGCGGATTGTATGGCAGCAATCTTAGAACATATGAAAATTGACTGGACTAATGATCCAAATACGCAAGGTACACCAAGGCGTGTTGCCAAGATGTATCTAGAGGAATTGTTAAGTGGTCGATTTTCTCCAAAACCAAAAATAACCGTTTTTCCAAATACAAAAGAAGTTAATCAAATGTTTACGGTGGGGCCACTTCCAATTGTTGGAGTATGTTCGCATCATTTTCTGCCCATTACCGGAAATGTCTGGGTAGGCATTATTCCTAACACTAAACTACTGGGACTTAGTAAATATGCTCGACTGGCAGATTGGGTCTTTTCCAGACCACAGATACAAGAGGAAGCCACCGAACAGCTTGCTGACGAAATAGAAATGGCTCTAAATCCGATTGGATTGGGGATTGTATGTAAAGCAAGTCATGCTTGTATGAGCCTCAGAGGGATTAAGGCAAAGAACAGCGAAATGACTACTTCGGTAATGCGCGGCGAATTATTTACCAAAGAAGCTAGACAGGAATTTTTTAACATTATTAGCGGACAGGGATATGAAAAAGGCTATCTATAAATCGACAAAGACCTATGGTCATGACTTGGGGTTAAGTTGCTGTTTTAGACAATGGAGAGCCGATCATAGTCATTGTTCTTATTTGCATGGATATTCTCTGAAATTTAAGTTTGAGTTTTCTGGGGAGCTAGACAGCAATAATTGGGTTGTTGACTTTGGTGGTTTGAATGAACTTAAGCAAAAACTAAAAACCTATTTCGATCATAAAACGGTGGTAGCTATAGATGACCCTCATTTAGATTTTTTCAAAGAGGGCGAAAGGCTTGGAGTTTTAGATTTGATAATTATCGATACAGTAGGGTGTGAGGCATTTGCACGACTAGCATGGGAACTGGCAAATGATCTAATTAGACCAGATGTAAAATGTTTATCAGCTGAAGTGAGAGAGCATGATGCAAATTCAGCAATATACATGGGCTAATTTTGATGAAGATATTGAAATCTTGGTACGAACCATTCGGCAGAATATGGATATGAAGCAGATTGAAACGGTTTATGGGGTTCCCAGAGGCGGCTCAATCTTGGGGGTAGTCTTAAGCCATAGACTTGGAATTACTTTCTCCTCTGGGTTAGTAGATAGCGTTAATCACGACTGTTTATGGTGTGATGATATTATTGATTCGGGACGTACTCTTGCCAAAGCAAAAGAACAGCAATGGAATGGTTATGTAGCATTGATTAATAGATACAAACAAACAACTTTGTGCGCGAGAATCATTGATAATGAAAATTGGATTATTTTCCCTTGGGAAGATGTAGAAAAAGCAGAGCAGGACTATAGAGAATATCATGCTTCCAATAAATGAGATTTTTGAAACCATTCAAGGAGAGGCAACCTTTACGGGGACCCCTTCAGTATTTATCAGATTACAGGGGTGTGATGTGGGCTGTGCTTGGTGCGATACAAAGCATACGTGGCCTGTCGAAGATATAGATATGATAGATGCGGCTAAAATTCCACTCAAAGAACAGGACTCTTTAGAATGGGGGTATTTTTCAAGCGAGGATATTATTCTTCAACTTAATCAGTTTACTGCGAAGCATATCGTATTGACTGGGGGAGAGCCTTGTACTTACGATTTAACCAATCTAACAACGAAATTAATAGAACATAGTTATTCTGTACAAATCGAAACATCAGGAACTAAGCCTATAAAAGCTCATAGCGATACATTTGTGACTTTAAGCCCGAAATGGGATATGGCTGGTGGTCTTAAGGTATTGGATAGTAATTATGACTTAGCTTCTGAGGTAAAAGTACCCATCGGTAAAAATTCAGATATTCAGAAGCTGTTGGAGCGAGTACCTCAAACCTATATGCTTTCTGATAGACCTATATGGCTACAACCGCTTAGCCAATCAAAAAAAGCGACTGCTGTATGTATGAAGGCGGCAATCAAGCATAAGTTTAAGATTAGTATTCAAACTCATAAATTCATCGGAATCAGATAATGAAAATCGGCAATCAGGGTGATGGCGGCGGTAGACCAGAAATAGAACTAACTCCAGACCAAATAGATATGGTTGGGAAACTAGCCCCGTATTTAACTACTGGACAAATGGCAGACGTAATAGGCGTTAGTCGTTCTACTTTTTTTAGAATACTGGATAGAAATGAGGAAGTTTTGACACTCTATAAAAAAGGGCAGAGCCAACTTATTGCAAATGCTGCTAATAGTCTTGCTAAACAAGCATCAGAGGGAAATGTTACCGCTTCAATTTTTATACTAAAAACCAGAGGTGGATGGATTGAGCAACCAGAGCCAGAAATATCAGGTTCAGATAATGTAATTAGATTTGTAAGGGCAACTGGTGAGAAGTGATAGACCGACCAGTTACAGACCCGCAAGATGATTTTATTCATTCTCTTGCAAAGTATCCCGCAATTATTGGTGGTCTAGGATCAGGCAAAACCAAAGCAGGAATAATTAGATTAATCTATTTAATGCTACAGCATCGAGGGACTAACGCGGCCTATTATATGCCGACCTATGACCTTCTTAGATTAAGAGCAATGCAGGGAATTGAAGAGGAGTTGACTGAGCTTGGCGTAGGCTTTTATACCAATCGGGCAGACTATACGATTACTGTCAAAAATTATGGAACCATTATTCTAAGGTCTTACGATAATCCTCAAAGAATAGTTGCCTATGAGGTAGCTCATTCTATTGTCGATGAACTTGATACTCTGCCTAAAAATAAAGCAGAAGTTGTATGGAGAAAAATAACGGAAAGAAATAGGCAAAGCTGTCCGCATTCGCAGGGGAATACTATTGGCTGTGTCACTACGCCAGATCAAGGTTATAGCGGTTTCGTATATCAAAGATGGTTTCTAAAAGGCAGCAAAGACCACGAGGTAATTAAAGCCCCGACAATATCAAATCCTTATATTCCAGACGGCTATATAGACCAAATCAGAGAGAATTATGATTCTGTTTTAGCGGAGCTATATCTACAGGGTGAGATAGTAAGCCTTACGGCGAACAAGGTTTACCATTTCTTTGATCGAACTGAACACCATACAGATAGAATTTTATATGACGATGATGACGAGATTATGGTCGGTGTAGACTTTAATATCGGGGGTTGTTGTGCGATTATAAGCGTACAAGAGGATGACAGACCTATAACCGTTGGAGAATTTGTTAGCCACGACACTAGGGACTTTTGCCAAAGGCTCGGAAAGTATGCAAAAAATAACAGGAAAATAACCGTATATCCTGATGCTTCTGGCAAGTCTCAAAGAACGAATGCAAGTTTGAGCGATATTGATATAATCAGACAGGCTGGCTTTGCTGTCGATACGCCAAGACACAACCCACCAATTAGAGATAGAGTAAATGCGGTCAATGGGCTGTTATCTCATCATCGCTGGCTTGTTAATACAGAAAACTGTCCTAATCTTACCGAATCGCTTGAGGCGCAAGGTTATGATGTTAGAGGGCAACCAGAAAAGTTTAGTGAACATCCTGCTTTAGATGACTGGGTCGATGCAGCAGGTTACTTTATTCATCGGAAATGGTCACTGAGTAGACCTATTCTCCATAGTGATATAGGCATGGCAATATGATTAATTTTCAGCATCCCCAGTACAAAGAACACATAAAAAAATGGGAACTCATTGAAAACGTATGCGAAGGGAAAAATTTAAAAGAATACATCGTAAAAATTAACAAACACGATGCGTCTGAGTCCGCTGTTCAGCGAAGGGCACAGTTTTTCAATAGAAGTGTATTTTATGCAATAGCGGGATATACCTCGCAAGGATTTCTAGGCAAGGCATTTAGCGAACCTGCAAAGTGTTCCGTTCCTGAAAATATGGACTTTGTTAGATATGACATTGATGGAGCAGGAACCAGCATCTACCAACAATGCCAAGAGGTTTTTAAAGAGGTTGTCCGCGTTGGTCGTGGCGGTCTATTGGTAGACTTTCCTCATGTCGAAGGAGAGGTGTCAAGGCAAGATCAACTGAATGGCAAGGTATCCGCAACCGTAACCAACTACACAGCAAATCAAATTGTTAATTGGCAAGTTGAAAAGATTGGCGCAAAACTAAAGCCAACTTTGATAGTTTTAAAGAGCGTTGACCATGTACGCCACGATGACGGTTTTGGATTTGATGAAGTTGATATTTTTATAGAATTACGCCTAGAAGAAGGTTTTTATATACAGCGAGAATGGAGGCATGACCCCTTAACTGATAAGTGGTATATGGTTTCAGAGTCGCAGCCTAGAGATGCCTCTGGGAATAAGTTTAATTTTATCCCTTTTGTTTTTGTAGGCAGCGAAGCCAATACTTCTAGGGTTGATTTTGCTCCTATGTACGATATTGCCAGAATAAACATTGGCCACTACAACAACTCAGCCATCTATGAGGATTCAGTTTTTACTGTTGGGCAAGTACAGCCTTGGATGTCTGGTCTATCACAAGACGTAATTGATGACCTTAACAAGTCTGGAATTTTTATAGGCTCCGGTAGATTAATGGGTGTCCCTTCACAAGAAAAATTTGATTTTGCTCAAGCTCAACCTAACAGTCTTGCCAGAGAGGCAATGATGGATAAGGTGCAGATGATGATTGGTCTAGGTGCAATGTTTTTAACTCCCACCGGAGTAGCAAAAACAGCAACTCAAGTAGATGGCGAGTTAATGGCTCAGCATTCTGTATTGAGTTTAATTTCTGCTAATGTTTCTGAGGCTTATAATGATGCTCTGGGTATTGTAAAGATGTTCATGGGCGCGTCCTATGATGAAGAAGCCTATCTAAGAATTAATCAGGAATTCATTAAGCCAGAAGCCACCGCCCAAGAAATTACCGCTGTTGTTGGCGCTTTCTTGCAGGGAGCATTGCCAATGGCCGATTTACTGGATTGGCAACAAAGGCATGGTCTGGTAAACAAAGAGAAAACCTTAGAGGAATATTCTGAGGATATTGGTATGCAGGAAACCATTGAGCTTGAGGATTAGTTGTGCCTGAAAGTCCAGACGAATTGACAGAAATAGCAACTCGCCATCAAGTATATCTTGAGGGCTTAAAAACGCATGAAACCAAAAAAGCTCAAAAGTTTTTAAAAGATATTGACCGCGTTTTAGCGGCCAGATTAGCCACTAAAGACCTAACAACTTTTTCAAGAAACAAACTTGAGAGGTTACTTAAATCTGTGAAGGCTGACTTACGAATTATTGCTTCTAATTATTCGGATATGGTTTCCGGTGAATCTGTGGACATTGCCAAATACGAAAGGGACTTCGAGATAAAGTCATTGAATAAGGTAGTGGCTTATGATTTTGCTGTTCCTGCCTCCGCGCAACTACGCTCAGCTGTTTTTACAAATCCTCTAACAATGGCAGGGGCTGACAATGGAAAGATGCTCAAGCCCTTCTTAAAAGACATGAGCAATCGTTCTATGCAGCAGATCGGTGGAATTATCCAAGCTGGTTATTATGAAGGCCAAACAACGCCTCAAATTTTAAAAACAATACGCGGAACAAGAGCAGCAAAGTATACCGATGGAGCTATGCACCGAATCAATAGATCGTTAAGCGTTGCAACCAGAACAGCGGTTCAACATGCTGCGGTTCAGGCAAGAGAGCAGGTATGGCAAGACAATAAAGACATTGTGAAAAAGGTGCGTTGGGTCAGTACGCTTGACGGACGTACATCAGCCGTTTGTCGTTCGTTGGATGGTAGAGAATTTCCAATAGACAAAGGTATAAGACCGCCAGCGCATCCAAATTGTAGAAGCACCATTGTCGCTGTATTAGACAGCCGCTTTGATGCTCTTGATAGAGGCGCTACTAGAAAAGCAAGGTCTTACAATGCGAAAGGCGATAGCACTGGTGTTATAAGCGTACCGGCCAAGGAGACTTATTACTCATGGCTCAAAAGACAACCAGCCAAATTTCAATCGTCAGTTATCGGGGAGAATCGTGCAAGACTTTTAAGAAATGGAGGAATGTCTGCGGAAAGGTTTTCTGAGCTTCAACTTAGTAAAGACTTCAAAGAGTTGACCCTAGCTGATTTGCACCAATTAGAGCCAAAGGCATTTGAAAAGGCAGATGTAACCAAATTTATTGATTAAAACTAAGCCCTGTTGCTTATTTTTATTGCTAACACTAAAATACGCAAGTCGGTAACTGGGTTACCTTTATGTCGGAGACATTTATGATTGATTTCAAGGCCGAGAGCATTGAAGATTTACCCGAGTCGGTTCAAGAACTTTATGAAAAAACTGATGACGGTTTCCAGTTAAAAATAACCGGATTACCAGAGCCAGAAAAAGTAGATGTTAGCGGATTAAAAAACAAAGTGG